AAATAAAAATTCAACCATACCTCTAATTGGTTTCCATGTTCTACTATAAATAGAATCTGTTGGTTCTGTTACTCTTAATTCAAAGAATCCATAGATAGGAGATTTTACTGTTGGTTGTACAGCATAGTTGCTTGCAAGAGTATCTGGGAATTGAACATAAATTTTATTTAATAATGTTACTACCCAAAGAGGATCTTGATCAGGAGTTGTTGAGTTAACTCTACCTGCGCCTTCTGTTAATCTATAATACACTGAATTGTATAATACTATTTCTTCTCTATTGTAAGCTTGAACATCTTGCCATGTTCCTCTATAAGTAGGAACCCTTACTACTAATGTGTTTTGTACACCGCTGGGTTCAATAGAGGTTGGCCTGTCGTAGTCTTGACCTACAATTTTACCTGTATGACTTGTGTTATTAGCAGCTTCTACTACTACTGCTTCAAAGTCATAGCCTGTATTAGCGGTAGCATCGTCTACAAAATTTAAAGTAACAGGAAATTCAAGCTGTTCTCCTCTAACTAAAGAAAATAGCACACTCCCTGAGTCACTAATTAAATCATTAGTATCAGGCTTTAGAATACGACTTCTTGCCATTGGCTATTCCTTTCACTTTTAACTAGGCTTTTTCTTAATTGATTTGTTATACTTATAGCCTGCTACTGACACTACCGCAGCCTTCGCCCCTATAAGACCATAAAAAGCATTATTAAAAGATCTACCTACTGCTTCTGCATTAGCCTTAGATACACTATAATCTGAAGCACTTATTTTTGTGCCAGATAGCTTAGCATACTTAGAGGCCTCTGCCTTCAATGCTGCCGTGGTTGCGTTTGTTTTAGCAATCTTCTTTGCAAAACTAGCCTGTTTTGTGCTTATTTTTTCAAGACTTTTATTAAGTCTCATTTGTTTTACAAGGCTTCGTTGTAAGCGAGAGTCATATCTTACAAAAGCCGCATCCGCTTTCTTAAAGTTACGTTCTGCATTCTTCATACCCATACCAGTTAACTTGCTAACAATGCTTGGGTTTTTAAATTTATTTTCTGCAATTGATCTTTTTAATTTAAATTTAGCAGCAGAGGCACTTCTAACTTTAACTAAATTGTTTACTGATTTAATGCTAGATTTTAATTTTTTAGACCTAACAGCCGCCTTTGATGCGAACCTTACACTTTTACGTGTTAAATTTAATGATTTAAAGGAAGAGCGTCTAGCTCTTTTTAAGGCACTGGCTTTAATGGCCTTTGCCAAAGCTCGTTTCTGAGCCGCAGAAAGTCTCTTGCGGCCCAGTTTAAATATAATTTTTGCGGCTAATGCCATTTGCTATTACCGACCCCCGCGCCTAACTGGGTTTTTACGACCTAATAGTTTATTCAATCTCCTACGTGCTGCGTTACGAGCTTGATATACTGATGTTTTAGCCTGATTCTTAGCTTTTACTGCTTTTGGAGTAGCTTTTTGAACTGCTTTATTTGCAGCTATTTGAGCTTTAACGCCGATACCTCTGCTAATCGCTTTAACATTAGAAGCAACTCTCTTTACGCTAGACCCTTTAGCAGTTGAAACTGCACGTTTTGCTTTTGTTTGAGCGCTTTTTGCTGTTGCTTTAACGCTTTTTGCTGCGTTACTTACGTTTTTATTTACAGTGTTACTTGCTTTACGGACAGTATTTTTAGCCAAAGAAATTTTACTTTTTGCGCGTCCAACAGCTGAACCACCACTGGGTCCGCGCCCTGAAGCAGAAGCTACAGCTTTTCCTTTACGAGCAGCTGCAGAAGCTTTTACAGCTTTCATCAAAGCTGCCTTACGAGCAGCTGTAAACTTGTAAAGACCAGTACGCTTAAGCTTATTCATCATTTTACGTTTTTGAAAAGCTCGACCTTGTTTAGTTTTCATACGGGTGATTAATTTTTTCACCATTTTTATTTCCTTTATATCTGATTTTAGAAACCAAATCCGCGCTTAACGGCTTTAGTTCCTGCTCTAATTGGATACAGATATTCTACTGCATAACGCAGGGCATCTGTCCAATGTTCAACACCTTCCTTTTTGTCAATCGTAGCACTATCTGGATTAGACTCTATCCACTGTGTACGCTCTAGAGACCTTATTGTATTAACACATTTAGGGTTTATAAACATGTCAATATCACCATTGGCGTTTTTAAACTTTTTATTTACAGCTGCTACTGAGTCTACAATCGGTGGAGCTTTGCTATGTGCTCTGGTGACGATCTTGTTTGTCTCTAGGATTTTAAAATCGGTAACACCGACAGCAGCTGAAGTTTTTCTCGCCCTCCCAGAAGGATCGGGATAGCTAATGATGCGATGACCATTATACTTTTCCGTAAGCGCCCTTGCTAGGGTTTCAGTATCAGGGTGGCCTTGCATTTCATCTAAGATGTGAATTTGGCTACCCCTAATTGCGAAGATAACTGATGCCATTATACCGACATTAAAGTCGATAGCTACATGAACATCTTCTCCGTCTTGGAATGAAGGAAGTGTTTTGTCTATATGATCTTTTCTGTTAAATGTATAAAATACATTAGTACCAGAGTCTTCGAAGCTTGCAGTATACTCTCTGGAAAACTTTAAAGGATCAAGGGTTAGTTTTACTCTCTCAATTTCGTCCTCATCAAGGAAAGGAGAGTCATGATATGTATAAGTATAACTTTTCCAATCGTCATCAGAATCTTGTCTGTTGTACATTTCGTAAAAATAATCATAGCCTCTAGGAGTGCTAATAATAAGCGCTCTACCAGCATTAGCATTAAACTTTTTGGAATTCATTGGAGACCAACGGGTGCTCACACAAGGCTGTATAATAGACTCCCAAGACTCTTTGAGATTCATACCTGCACCTTTCCATGATGTAACCTCATCGGCTACTACAAAGTATTGACCCGTACCTCGCATACGTTGTGATGCCTCATAAGACCAAAGCTTTAATTGAACATTATTTGGAAACCAAAACTGCCCTGCTGCTTTAGATGCCTTATCAGCGAAATCTTCCATCCCTAGTTGCCAAGCTATCAGCGGATAATAAATATCTACTGCTTGGCTGTAAGTAGGGGCAATAAGTGCCACATTCTTGTTAGGTACGCTCTCATCTAAATTCATTAGTTCTTGTACTGCTATGATAGCTGCTGTAGCTGCAAGATAGGACTTACCAAAGCCACGGCTAGCATTAACCACTGCGTAGCGATTACTTTTATTTATAAATAAATCTCTAATAACTTCTGACTGTTTCTCATGTAACTCTATCATACTAAGCCTTTAAGCGACTATAAAATCTACGATTTGACCTGTCGGTGTTCGTAGTTTGTTTGGGTTTGGATTGTACGCATATCTCTGATTGACTAGTTTTAAATCTTCTACAGGAGTATCTGGAGTAATTCTATTAGGTTCTCTGATTGCTTCCTCGTTATTTTTAGCAGACCTGTCTTTATCTGCTGATTCAAATACAGTATTGACATGAGTATTAAATGGCATACTAGGTAAAGGAAAATGAGACAATAAAGTCATTACTTTTTCCTTCCTAGCTTCTTTTTGATTTTTTTGGGTTGTTGGGACGTCTTCTTTCCTTTGGCAAGATCAGCTCGCTTTTTTCTTGTTGTGGCGGCATACTGTGCTTTGGTAAGTTTCTCACGATCCCTTTTAGGAAGATAACGCTCACCAGTAGCATTCTTACCACTGATGCTATTCTTGCCACTTTTAGTACCCCAATCTTGCTTAGTCCACTTAGTCATAGACTTTTGCGCTTTAGTTTTAGAGCCAGTATATTTACCGCCTCGTTCTTTGTATATCTTAGCTGCTAGCTGCATAGCTCTAGCTGAGTGACCACCCATACGAGACACAGCGGTCTTTTTAGCAGCCTCCCAAATCTTTGGATTAGCTCTTCCCATTAGTGTCTCCTTGTATACAAGTCATCCTAATGCCATATCTTTCTTCTGGTAGCATAGCGTGATATAGATTGTCAAACTCTTTAAAGCATTGATACATGTCAGGATATACGCCAACCTTCTTTACTTCAGGTTCGCCATTATATAGCCATATAAATACTAGAGTCCACATTTATTTCTTGCCACCACCCTTTTTCTTATAAGCCATTATTTCTTCCTCATAGCTCTTAATTTAGACATTTTATCTTTTTTAGGTGTCACTGCTTTTTTCTTTTTGGACGGACGACCTACCTTTGAGCCGTAAGTTCCTTTTCCTTGTGGCATGTTGTGCTCCTACTAGTTTGTTTTGAGTTATAATTATTACCATATCATCATCATCATAAAAAGTATAATGATATTTTTTCTTAATATATCTTATACCGTTAGCCATACGAAACCTGCTAAACAGCTTCCTAAGAAAATTAAAAGAAATATACCTGCGCTCCACTCAACTATAGATTGCTTGACTTCCATCTTACGAAATTCATGGTCTTTCTTTTGTTTACGAATCTTTGCTTCAATACTTAGAAGTTCTTCCCAATGTGATGGCCCATAAGCTACACAAATAAAATCTTTTAATTCTGCACGCATTGAATCTCTTTTCTTTTGTGCAGCAAATATTTCCATGGCTTGAGCTTCAGTACCGCCACCTAATGCTTTATACCAAGGAGGGTTGTCGCTTTGTCTCTGAGCA